TTCTTTTTTGACACAGTTTGGATATCTCTTTCCAAACATTGTTTTCATGCCTTTTTTCTCATAACCTTTCCAGCACTTTTCATCAAGTTCAAATTCTTCTTTCTTTGTTTTATTTCCCCAGTTGGCAGCACCAACTTTACGACACTTGACCAGTGCTCCTGACGCATATGCACTTGGCCAAACTGAGTAGCGTGACTTGACTTTGTGGTAGCAAGCATCTTTCTTGCCTTCCTCAATGTCGATCTCATCACCTACTTCAACATTATTTTCTGCGAACCATCCACGATTTACTTCTAACGCGCACAGCACCTCTCCATCTGAGGCAACTGGGTTCTCGTCATATGGTTCTAATTCTTTAATGCTTTCGATTGTTCCATCCTCTCTAATGAAAGCAATATCGAGAGGGATTTTTGTTTCAGTCATATGGAATGACTGTTCTGCAACTTCATCAAAGACGAAGAGCATTCCACTGTTTACGTCTAAACTTTCACGGAACATTAACCCTAAGTTGAAATCTCTAATGTTATTTGGAATTTCAATTTCCAAAGGTAAAGTTACAAACTCTGTTGCTTCTTTTACAGATTTCATTTTAGGTTTATCAGTTGAAACGTATGTGGGTTTTGCTGCACCAGTCTTTTGTGGTTGACCAGGATCAGCAGCTCTTTTTCTTCTTTGAGCAGAGGCTCTTTCTGATTTACTCATACTTGCTCTCTTCGCAGAAGAAACACACTTAGGTGTTGTTTTCTGTCCAGGTTGGCGAGCACAGGGTTTTCCTGATACTACTTGTACCCAACCTTTCTTTCCGTCTTTTGATTTGGATTTACCAAACCAATCACGAAGTCCTTCTTCACTTACAGTGCCACCGTTTCCGTTGCCACCATTACCATTACCATTACCATTTCCGTTGCCGTTACCATTACCATTTTTCTTTTTATTATCATCATCAACAGAGTGACCATTTTCTTTACGAAGCATTCCAGCATGACCTACAACCTTAAATCCTTTTGGGATTGGTTTACACTTTTTGTCAGTGTAACAGTAGTATTGTCCTGCTGGACACCGACCATTCTTTTTTTCTTCGTTCATCTCTTTGGTCTTCTTTTTCATAGAGTTGATGAATTTTCGATAAACCGCTGCTTCTGAAGTCTTGCCCATCTCTCTTGCTCTCTGTTCCATAGCAACTGCTGCCTGGATTTTGTGAGCATGAGATCTTGAAGAATTGCGAATTTTAGAAACAGATGCTTTAGCGGTTGCAACGTCCTTGAATCCAAGTCCATGAATTGTGCCCTTTGGATTTTCATCCGTATAAAGGTCAGAGTGTTTCTTGGAATTTGCCGGTTGCCCAGGTTTTCTTGGAATACGAGGGTTGCTCATTCAAATGAGTTTACGATACTCCATATTATTTATCATCCATCAAGTGCTACAGTAAGACCAAGAGACATACCAGGAAGCGACTGCCAAGATGTACCATCATAAAACTCAAGTTTTGATGATGTTGTATTAAAGATAATTGCACCTTGAGTGAAGGTTCCAGCATCTCTAGCCGTGGTGGTATAAAGTGGTGGATAAAATGCCGTAGATGCTTTTACCGTAGATGCGGTAACAATTCCTGCATAATCAGCATTACCAGAGGATAAAATAGTGACCCCAACACCAGGACCACTCTCATAATCATATCCAACGTTGATTTGAGTTCTAGCAGTTACAATACCAATAGAATCAACATTAATTTTATTCTCTGTTCTTAGAGTTCCACCGATGGTTACATTACCATCAACATACTGATCTCCACCAACATAAAGTGCAAAATCTGTTCTTGCGGTTGTAGCAATACCAACGTTTTTGGTTGTATGAATACCAGCAGTGGTACTGGCCCATGTTCCACCTGCACCAGCATTATTAGCAACTGTTTTCCACTTAGATACCGAAGAATCATATTGCAGGATATAATTATCTGCAAGTCCAGTAATATCAACATCATCAAGATCCTTGATGAATCCTGCACCACCGCCACCGATGGATCCAAGTTGATATTGTACTCTCTCTACAAATCTTTTGTAGTGTAGTTGTAATTGTTCAAGAGTTACAAAATTTTGATCAATAGGTGTGAGCGGATCTGGATTGTTTGTACTTGGAGGATCTTCTCCAAGAGGAACATTAGTCTCTGTAAGTAACTTCTGTTCTTCTTTTAATTGTTTCTGAGATGACTTAATTTCCTCTACAATTTTGTAGAGTCCTTTAATGTCGGACTTTACATAGTCAATATCTTTATCATAATACTTGACCTCTGGAAGTCCTGAGATCTCTTCTCTTAACTCAGTAAAATACTTTAGAAGTAACTCATCAGTCTTGGTGCTGGTGTAGTTGATCTCCTTAAGTTCTTTATTGATATTTTGCTTGAGACTATTATACTCCCCAAGAATTTGTTTCTTGAGTTTACGGTCATCATCTTTAAACTCTTTATGATATTCCCAAATCTTCATGGATGAAGATCTTAATTCTTTCCAGATCTTATCTTTTTCTTCATCTATACGAACATTTACTTTATCATCAAGATCTTTAACATTTGATTCAATCTTAACTGTATTGTTAAAATATTTTGTTTCAACGTCCTCTGAAAGTTGTTCAATATCAAACTGTATTTTTCCTTTTAATCCTTCAATGGTATCATTAACCTTTACAAAATCATCATCGATTACACTAAAGGTTTTGCCAATCCATGAAAAATCTGGAACCTCGTTTACCTCATTAACCCATTTTGGGAACTTGGGAATAGATGCCTTTACCTCATCGATGGCTTCACAAATTGCCTCAAGTTCGGAGTCATAGTATTTGACCTCTGGAAGGTTCGCTACATCGGTTTGAAGACTATCAATTCGGTCTTCAATAGCATCAACCTGCTCATCATAGTATTTGACCTCTGGTAAGTCCTTTACCTGCTCTCTGACGAGATCAATTTGTTCGCATATCGCTTCTACTTCTCTGTCATAATACCTTACTTCAGGAAGACTACTAATCTTCTCAGATAACTGCTCAAGTTCCTGATCGTAATATTTTACTTCTGGAATATCAGGTATATCTTTTCTTACGTCATTGATGAGACGTATGACTTCTGTGAGATCTATTTGCGGTTCTTCTTCTACTTCCTCAACAGTTTCTATTATCTCTTCTTTCTCTTCAACAATAAAATCTTGAACAGAAGGGAGTTCCTCTGCGTTCTCTTCTGTTATAAAATCTTCAACTGATGGAAGGTCATTATTGACCAAATCATCAATAGAAGGCAAGTCTTCTCTGGACATTTTATTAGTAACTTAAATACTTCGGGATTTCTCTCCCAAGGTTATTTAGGATCTTCCTTTAGTCCGTCCTTCAACATTTTTGCAAGATCCGCAGTCGATCCAACAAACAAAGCATTATTAACTGTGGATGGTCCCTTGACCTTTTCCTCTGCCTCAACGTCTTTCAGTTTCTTTTGTAGATCTAATAACTTATCTGTTGCATCGGCAACGTTTTTAATCAACTGACCTGCAACTTCATACGCTCTTGGCATCTCACTTTCTTGTGCAAGTTCAAGGACGCCGTTAAGAGCCTCTTGTCCCTTTTCTATGATAGAATAAAGATTACCTCTAGTATATTCATAATCTTTTTTGATGTCATCAACACCTTCTTTTACCTTTTCAATTTTTTTCTCTACCACCTCTGGTTGAATAAGATCATCATCAGTGTTAAAAGCAGTATTCAATTCATTAAATTTAGACATTAGAATGTACCACTAAATCCAAAGTCATCACCAACCTCAATTAGAGCATTATCTGCAGCGTTGATAGCATGGACAGCAGATCCTCCAACATGAGTTTCAATTTGAGTTCCATCTTGACCTCGATTAACGGTAATCTTGTTACCACTAATTGACTTGATGAACATTTCCTCATCATCAATCGCAATATATGTTCCTTTAGTTAAGGTAGATCCATCTGCAACTTCAAAGGTCTTAGATGTTATTGACAGATCAGCACTAAGAGTTGTTGCCGCGTCTCCTGTGTAATTCTTGGTTGCTCTGGGTAAAGAGGAGTAAGAATATTCTCTGGTTGCATTTGTGGTATCTGTACCAGTAAGGTAACTGATAGTGGCCTTCTTGATAATATCCTTGGTCGCAGAGGATGCAGGACCAAACAGATATGTTTTTGCAGTAAATCTTAAGGTATAAAGAAGAACTCTTCTGGAAGTAAAATCTCCTTCATAATCATCTTGCATAGTAATATTTTCTAACACGACAGGAATATCTCTTTTTTCCTGAAGTGCTTCAACCAACTCCACAGTAAGATTATAAGCTGGTTGGAAATATGGTAAAATTTGTTCTACAATCTGAAGAGCATCATCATTCAACTTTGACATGATTGACAGTTCAAATTGCATGTTGTATGGAACAGGCATGAATGCTTTTTTGCTTTCTGTTCCGCTGTCAGGATCTTTGACTGTGAATGTTTGAGTGGTGGTTACTTTTCTTGTAGAATCATAAGTTAATCCAGTAAACTCAAACGACATCCTTGGTAGGGTAATCGCAAATGGTTTATTCAGATCTGGAGATTGTTCTAATCTCGCTAAAAATTTCTGTGTAGGTCCATATGCTAAAGGAACTTTTACAACACTGACAACATTGTCCGAAGAATCTTCGTGTTTAATTGAAATGTTGTTAAACAGAGTACCAAAGGATATAATGGTCCTCCTCAAAATTTCGTTGTAAAAATACTCAAACATTTTTAAGTCCTACAATATCTTTATATTAAGATATT